ATTACTACAGTTAATGACCCTGTTGCCCCAATAGCAGTTGTTGTCGTAAATGAACCTATATATGAGCCTATTCTTCTGGCAAATTTAGGAAGTATTGTAGCTAAAGTTGTTGTCGTAGCCATTATATAGGTACCTCCGTTGTCTTTTTTGTCTGGACATCATATCTATATTTAAGTGGGCGAACAATCCCACTAGGCTCTGTTTTCATAAATAGTGTTTCAATTGCCACTGGCTCTCCTGTAACTGGGTCATCAATGTAAAACACCTTTGCAACAGCCATCCTGCTGTATATTTTCTGAACAGCCATGTCCACCTGATTTTCTTCTATGGTACTTCCGCCATGAGTTTCTCTATGCTCTCTAACTTGCTCGTAAGCCTTTTCACCAGCTTTAGTGTCATCACTATGTTTGGTTGCAAGGTCACCTGCAATCTGTGCATGAGATTCTACATCACCATACCCAATCTTTCCTTCAGGTATAACCATTTTTAATCTTCGACCTTTCTTAGTTACAGTATGTTCTGATACTGAAATCTCAGGCTCTTCTTTAAATATGTTATTTGCGTTGGATTTATTATATTTTCCCATTGGTTTACACTGCTGTATTTGTAATTACGCCATGTATTCCAGTGCTAGCAACACCATAAGCCACATTAATAACTGCATCTGTGCTTGTAGCTTCAACCATGTTTAATCCCTTTAGAGTATCTCTTCCGTATACAGTGAAGCTGTCACCAGCACCAACTAGCACGCCTACAGCAGTTGCCGGGTCTGTGCCATCTATTCTAAGTCTTATTGGTCCTGTTTCGACTACAATATGTGCAAAATTAACGTCATTAGGTATTGTTAAAGACCTTACAGTAGCATCAACTGTTAATTTTTCATGTCCAAATGCCATGCTTTCCTCCATTTTAAGATAAAGGGCTTGCGTTTATAACTCTTCTAAAGATTATTGCTCTAAGACTAACTTTCGCTGACAAGCCCTATTACCTATTTAATTTTACTTTATGCGTCTGAACCAGCTATACCAATCCAACCACTAGTTGCTCCTGTCCAATGGACAATTGCAGTTTCATTTTGTGTTGGAGTACAGATAGTACCAGTCGTAGAAGACCCGTTCCAGCCTCTGATAGTGATTACTTCTGCTGCATCAGCAGTGTTGCTAATAACAAAAGTGCCACCACTTTGGTCGGCGTATCTGTCTGTACCATAAGTACCTGTGCCTTCAGAGTTTGAGTCTGAAGTTTGGTTTCTTAGGTCAGGCAAATCACAGTTTCTTGCGCTTCCGCCCGGGTCAATAAACTGAAACTTCGCAGAAGTTGCAGATAGAGACGGTGCCCCTGACTGTACTTCTGACGAACTATATTTAGTTCCTTGTGTCATATTACCCTCCTATTTTAGGTAATTTAATTTTTTCACGTTTTGGTTTCTCCGTTTCCATCTCGGGGAGCTGCTCCTTGGTTTGCGAGCTCTGTGAAGCTACAACCTTCTCAGGGAGCTTCATCAGTCCGCCTTTCTCAAGATACCCAACGATGCTTTCTGGAAACATCCGTGCTCTTGTTTTATCCATCCGCACTTTGTCCCCCTTAAGGGAACGAGCAGGTAGATAAATGTAAGCCATGGTAGGGTCAGCATCAGTCCACTCAGGTTCGGGAAGTTCCTTTAGATTGTTGTCTTTAAGATGTTTCTCTAAAACTTCTTTCCAGTTACTCTCAAACTTAAGTCCTTGAACAATGGTTACCCATCGTTCTTTTTGTGCCACTAAATCTAGCGTCATTTTCTTTTGCCTCTCTTACCTCGTCTTCGTTTCCCAGCTTTAACCTGACTTCGAGGAGCAACCCTCTTAGCCACGCTGGAAGACGGAGAACCAATTATTTTTTCTTTAGCTTTGACGAAGGATGGTATCCATTCGCCAGTGAAGATTAACCTGTCACCACTCAACTTAGATTCCCTTTTTACCTTTGACAAGTAATAACCAAGGTTCTCTGTTTTTACACGAAGAGGGTCCCCTGACGTTGAGTCAAAGATAATTGTATAAAGATGGTCTTCATTATTGTCGATTGTCTTTATGTAATAATCTTGTTGAGTAGTCATCTAATCTCCTATACTGCGTCAGCAGCACCTAACATTTCAACACCCCATGGGTCTGCAATTTCAGATTCGCCCCATTCTCCAACCATCACCACTTCTGTTCCTCTTAATGAAGCATCTCTTTCGTTTTCAGCTTCCATTTCGTGAGCCATCGCTAATGCAATAGCTTGAGGTACGAATATAGCACCTTTAGTGTCACCAGAACCATCTCGGCTTAGTACGCCTGATTGGAAAATTGGAACTCCAAATGCTTTTTCGTTTCCTCTGAAATAGTTTTTAACAACCTCAGCTGTTACACCTTCTGGAATAGGCTGTGCAGCCATACCTGTAGTGCCTCCAGCTTGGATGCCGGTCATTTCCTGAACGAATCCTCTGATTTGCTCTGGGTGGAATACACCGTTAGGTGTTCCCGGAGCCATACCATATGATGAGTCGTTGTCAGTTTTTAAGTAAGACACTGCTCCTGCTACGTGATAGAAAGTAAGTAAAGAGCCTGCTGAACCGATTGAGTTTGAGAACCCATCGAACAACACAATTAGGTCGTCTTCAAGAAGTCTACCTAATGCTCCACCTTGTACTTCACCCACGTGAGAAAGAATGTCTTCGTTGTTTTGTCTAGTCAATCTGTCTGAAACAAAAGTCATGATACCGTGCTCTGAAGCAGTTATGCTTGTCACGGAAACAGACAATTGCTGAGGAGTAGAAATGTCTACACCTTCAGTAAGAGCAGCAGCATCGTTTCTTCCCCATATAGGGACGTTAACTTGCTTTGCTCCTTTAGGTATGTCGTACCTAGATACCAACTGGTTTGTTGGACCAGCAGGTTCAATGTTAGCAATAGCCGAAGCTATGATAATCTTCGACATGTCAGACAGACTCGAACTTGACGATAATGTCAATCCCGTTGCCATAATTTTTCACCTTTAATTTTACAAATCTTGTTTAATTTTTCTGTAATCGTCCAAAGAAACATTGCCTTTAGTAAAAGCATCCGATAATTCACCTAGGTTGCGATACGCACGTTTTGGTTGCGTAGGCGCTCCCTGTGTAGTCGGAGGCACTTTTTCTGTGGCACTTTGCTTTGTCCCATTAACATTTTTAGTTTGTGCTAAAGCTCTAAGGTTTGAGTTAGCTAGCTTAACAGTCTGAGAAAAACTCATTCCATTTGACCAGCCTTTCCATACTTGTTTGTTATTTCTAACATCCAAGTCTGTAAGCCCTAGTGCTGTAGCTGTGTCTTTAACCGCAGATTCCAAGTCATCAAGGTTTTCCGTTGAAACACCAGACCCTGTATTGGCAGTAGGATTTTCCATATGCTCAATCAGCTTATTTATCTTTTCGTCCTTGAGTTGTTGTTTCCTTGCAGCCATTTTTTCGTTTAACTGCTCTTTCTGTTCCTCATCAAGAATTGAAGATATGTCTCCCATGAACTCATTCATTTGAGATTTAGCTTGGTCTTGTATCTCTTGTACTTTATTATTAGTATACTGTTGCGCTCGTCCTTGGTAGTTATCGAACCCCTGTTTACGCTCGCCCAGTATCCTGTCCAAGTCTTCTACTGTTAAATAAGCAGCGTTCTCTTGCGTCTCTGCCGTAGCCTCTGCATTTTCTGCCGCCTGTTTGATAAGCTCTCTGTCTGTGTCAACCGTAGTCGTTTCCTGTGAATTATCTTCTGCCTCGGAGACCGTAGTCTCTTCTTGCGTATTATTATCTTTTTCTGTAGTCATTAGCCGTAGCTCCTACTATATTTACTTATTTTGATTATAATACTCAAATTACTGTCCTGCAACCCGCCATGGAGGAATGTATGCTTCCATGGCTTCAAGCTGGTTAAGTTCTTCCTTCCTTCCGGAGTTGTGAGGGTGCATTAGTTTTGTTATTCCCCCTACTCTAAATCTGTATAAAAACGCATCTAATTCAGTGTTAATTTTTCTCATCTCAGTTCTTACTCTACCTATTTCATCTAAGGCTTTCTTGAAATTAGCATTAGAATCTAGGATATCCTGTTGTTGCGAAGGACTGGACATTTTCCACCTAGTGTGTATTTCATTAAACATTCCACCATACTTGTCTTGAAGTACAGCATCTATTGACCCCTTGTAATACAAATCAAAGTATTTGTTTACTCCTAAGTAATATTCATTTGTGAGCGGATGCTCACTTCTTTTTGCTCCAAACAATGAGTTTTGAGCATAAGACTCAAGTTCCTCTCCGTTTCCTTTCCAGCTTGACACAAGCGCAGAAAGCTCTGCGTCTCTTCCCTCGTAATCAAAGTAATTAAAATGTTCCCATTGCGGGTCAAAGTAAATGTCAGCGTACTGTTCTGTAAAGTAATCTTCGGGTTTCTCTCCATCATCGAAGCTGTCAAAGCTTTCGTAATATTTTATTACAGGAGCAAATTCAGGATGAATTGTTTCGTCTTTTAACATTTCCAGCCTAGCGTTCCTTTCAGACCTTACTCTTTTCTCGGCTTGAATAAACTCCGCAGGGCTTGCAATAAACTTTTCTCCAGTATTAGGGTCAACTATCTCGTTGTTTTTAACGTAATTAACAATACCTGCCATCTCTTCAGTGTAAGCGTTTCTAATATTATCTTGCATAGTATTGTATTGGTTAATAGAGTCATCAAGCTCTCCTCCACCTACAGTCTGTCTTCGGTCCCTAATTTTAAGAGTCAACTCTTCTAATCTTTTCCAGTTAGGGTCTGCTCCATAAACAGCTTCTATGTCTCTTTTTTCAACGTCATTTAAATCTCTCCAAAGTTTGTTGTGAGCTTTTATGGCGAAATTATCTTGAATTTCATCACGTTTTTCCCAATCCGGCATAGTGTAAGTCCTAAATCCAAAAAACTCTGGAAGTGCTGCCGGTCCGACAGAGCTTACTCCATTTTCTTGTCCCGCTTCATAAGCAGCATTAGCCCAGAAAGGCATTAACGAATCACCCATTAAAGCCCAATGGTCAGCACTTAGTGGACTAAACTCTTCTCCCAATGGACTTGCTCCCATTCCTAAGTTCCAGAATTGAGAACCCATAGGAGCCGCTCTTCCTCTAAGCCATCTAACCGCAGGGTTATTAGATACCGCATCTCTGATTCTTTGCTCTTGGAATCCAGCTTGTCCTCTTCCTGCCCCTGTCATAAGTAATGGTGAATCTAGTACATCTCCTCTAAACGCAGGGTCTGAAGCTATTTGTCCTAACAATTTGGCTCCAGAGTTCCAGAATGATGCGTAACCCACCTTCACTCCTTTTATATCTACTGTAAGAAAATCTGATTTAGAGGGGTCTAAGTGTAAAAATTGGTCTATAGGCTGGTCTTTGTATTCAGATTGTGCGTAAGCCATGCCTACGTGCATGGTTACTCCTGCCGCAAGCATATTCCTAAGTGCTTTATGAGCAAGGTCTCCTTTTATGTCTCCCGAGGTTACGCTTCCAACTAAGCCTAATGACGCCCTTGTATAAGCAGGGGAAAACAAAAGAAATGCTCTTTCAAAATTCGCTTGTCTTGTGGAAATCATAGCTTGTGTGTGACTAAAAGCTCCAGTCATCTGGTTTACATATGTCGACAATTCGTCTAACTGCTTGGCTACAACTTTATCTGTAACTGCTCCTCCAGCCATATATGCGTCATACGCATTTGTGGCTTCCAGCTTTCCAGTGAGAGGGTTACGTGTACCGTGTCTAGCTGAGATTCCTTCTTTTAATTTTGAGACAATTTGCTCCTCATGTTGTAGCCATAAAGATGTTCTTAACCTTTCACCCAAGTCCTCGAATCCTGCTTGGAATCTTTTAACTCCACTTTCTAAAATAGTAGCATACTTAACAGTCTTAGAATTTTCTTCAAATCCTCTTTTTACCAATGTCCTTTTTGCAGACACATCCTCTAACGCCCTGAAGTAGTCCGTTCCTGCCCCTTTCATCAACACTCCTCTTCGATTCATTCGCTTGTGAGCTGCTGCGTTAATTGGGTTTGTGTAAAATTCTCGCCTTGCTACATCTCCACCAACTCCCGGTTTCCCAAACATAACCTTAAACATATTCCCAGTCGCTCTTCCCCAAAGAACAGGATTACTAAACAAAGTTGGCAAGCCTTGCAAGAATGGAGTTCCTGCATCAATACCTGTTTGTATTAATCTTATTTTGTCTCCAAGCGAACCTGTGGCTTCGGCAAAATTATCAAAAGCGCTTCTATCTCCTATGCCCAAAGTACTTTCTATTTTTTTAGCTAATTCTTCATCATACAAATTGTCTTCTAATACTTTTACAGCTTGACCTCCCTTACGAGAATTCCAGTTTCTAACCGCTCTATGCCTTAAGACTTCTTTATCGTATGGCATGTTAGTAAATGGAAGTGTTTTCAAGTCTCCTTCCTGTAATATTGTCCCTTCCATCAAAACTCTTTCTTTGTCTTGTAAAGCAGCTTTTTTCATTGCTAAGCTTTTCTCAGCGTTTTCTGTCACTACTGAAAAACGCTCTCTTAAGCCTTGGTCTTTCCAAATTTCTTGTGCTATAGCTCTTTCACGTCCTGCTTGCTCTAGTGGAATATCTGAGCTTTGATACATTTTTCTTATTGAGTCATACAAATCTCTGTCTTCACGTTTTAAGAACTTGGCTGTAGTTGAGTCCCCTGTGATATCTTTGATAAGTTGGTCAGCCTTGTATCTTGTGCTTCTAGTTGTCTCTGTCGCTGCAAGTTTAGTAAAGTTCTTCAAACCTCGTAAAAGCCTTTCATCGCTAGTAACTTTGTCAATAAATTGCTCTTTAAGTATATCGGTTTTTTTTATTCCTAAAGCTAAAAGCTTGTTTGCTGTTGTAGTGTGATTGACTTGAGTATGCACGGCTTTAACAAATGCCTCTGCAATTTTAGCTGGGTCATTGAAGTACTGAGTTCCTCCTGATTCAAAACCATAAGTAACGCTATCTGTCCAGACTCTTTGCTTTAATGGAGCAGTATCGCCTATAGCTGCAGGAGTTCTAGTTAACACGCTGTCCGCTAAAGTATCAAATTCATTTCCTGCGCGAATAGCTCCTTGTACAGCGTGGTGCATGTAGTTTTCCGTACTAAATGCAAAGTTGTCTGCAAAGTTTACACCATTTTCCAACATATACTGTGCGCCTTCGTCAAAAATTTTGTAGTAGGATTCTAGCCAATCTATTTGTTCTGTAGTTAAATCAAAATGTCCCGTGTGATACAGACGAATAGGAGCAGAAGTGGTTTCAGACCGACCCACTACAAATCCAGCTCGGTCTATAAAATCAATAAGAGTCATTTCTTTTGTCATATCTTCTATTGGGGCTCCATAAAATTTTAAAAACTCTTTCTTTAACAGCGTGCCTGTTGTGTCCTCGGCTTCTCCAAAAGTTCTTGTTTTAACAAAAGGAGATGCTACTTCACCTGCTGCAGTTCTTTGAGCTCTAAGTTCTCCTGTTCCTATCCTTGCAGCTTGCATACCAAATTGAGTTTCTAAATCTTTAAATACAACCCCGCCAGACATTGCGTCTGTTTTGTGTAGGGTTCTTGGTGTCGAATTTCTGCCAATCATGCTTGGGCTTATGTGAACAAAAGCGTCCATTTCATTAACCGCATCATCAAGTTTATCAATTTTACCGAATGTTGATTTGTACTGCCTAATAAGCTCTCTGCTTAAGCTTTGCCAATCCTTGCTAGTGAAAACATCATACAAGTCCTCTACATCTTTTCCATCTAAGGTAAATCTTAACTGTTTGCCTTTTAGTCCGTCTTGCATGTTTCTGATAGAAAGGTATGCGTCTTCTATTGTGCTAAATTCTCTAGCTCTTCCAATCTCATCTTTAAGGTCTTGAAACGCATTTTGGTATTTTAACTTTTCTGCTTGCTGTTGCTCTGGGGTCAATTTGTTCCATTTCTTTTTGGTCCATTTTTGCGTTTTAGCTATATCACCTTCTGCAGTTCCTAAAACATTTCGCCCATATAATCTTCGACTCTGATTTCCTTGCCTAATAGTTTCGGCAAATGTTTCTATCGGGTCCGCTCCTTTTTTATAAAGTCTTTCGCCAAACGTTCCAACATCCATTTGTTCTAATCTTCTGTTTGTGTAATCAAAGTAGTTCCTAATAGTTTGCTTGTACTCTACATTTGCCTGTCTTAATATTTGCTTCCCCACATCTTCTGTTGGATTAAGCCTCCACTCATCTATGGTTTTAATTAAAGGCTCCACTCTTCTTGCAAAATCTCTTCTTATAACTCCCTCGTCAAAAAGATTATCAATTTTATGTACCGCTGTTTCGTTGTATTTAGCCGAGAAGGTAATTGCGTTCATATTATAATTTGTACTTCCGTCTGCTGTTACATTAGATATATACCTGAACAAATCTTCTGGTTTTCCTTGATAAATTTTCGCATGAGCATCAGTGAGCTTGTTGTACCTACCCGCTTTTGAGTTAAAAATGTTTTTAATATTTTTTTCCATTGGAATCCATACGCCTTTTGGTGTCTGGGTAGCCGTTCCCGGGTCTTGCATAAACTCTTTTATAGATTTATCGTATGCAATTTTCATTTCTTTATTGATTTGCGCAGCAATATCTTCAGAATTAGAGTTTTTCATTACGCTGCCCAAGTTAAGTTTTAAGGTAACATTGCTAAAGCCTTGGGTTGTTCCTACTGTCACTGTTCCGTTTGGAGCTAAAGAAAGAGTTAATCTTGGGTCAATTCCTTCTCCTGACAGTTTTCCAACTTTTTCGATATCATCAAAAAAATCAACCATAGGGTTTTTATGATACTTGTCTGGCTTGCCTCGTAATATTACCTTGGTAGTTTCTTTATTTATCTTAGGGGTGATAACTGCAAATTCCCCCATATGTTTAAGTTTCCTTCCTCCGATATCTTTCTGAAGCACCATAGCTTCTACGCTTTTAACGACTGCTCCAAATAATTCTTCCGTACTTTTAAAATTTGTTGCATTAAACCCTTCGGTTACTAAATTTCCCATTTGCCTAGAGGCAAATTCTGTGGCGACTTTGTATTGGTTATGCCAATACAGTGCTCTTCCTTCAACAGAACTCAAGGATGCTATGTGAGGTCTCCATTTTTGAATAGGATTGTCTAAAGCTCTAAAAAACGCTCCGCTCAAACTCGAGTCCGCTTTTGCTTTTGAGTTTATGTAAGACAATATTCCGTCAACATAGCCTATTGTGTCCTTATTACTGAACATTTCGTCCATATTCATAAGTGGGTTTATGAAATCTTTTTGAGTAACTACGGTAGTGCTGTCTGCTACTGTTCCAAAATAATGTCCATTCTTAAAATGCCCTGTACCATTTTCGATACCAGAATATAAATTAATTATTCTTTTTTGTGTTTCTTTTTGTAATTCGCTTCTTGTTTCTACTATTCTTGGGTCAAGGTCCAGTCTCTTAACATCTCTTGCAAACCTACCTCTACCCGCTTTAGACATCTTAGAAAGACCTGTGACTTTACCTATACCGCTACCTACAGCTTTAGAAGTAAACTTAAGTGGTCTAAATATAGCACCTACTGGTACAGCCATCATAGCCCACCCTACTGGGTCTACTAACAGCTCAACTGCTCCTTTAACTCCTACGTCCATTCCAAATCCTTCTCCCTTAGCCTTTCCTATTCTAGCAGTTGGAAGGTCTATGTCTCTCCAACGTTCACCCGGGCTCATGCCCATATCTCTCCTTATTTGCAATTCTTCGCTAAAAGGAGTTGAAACTGCACCAGCAGTCCATTCGGTAAGCTGTTGCCATTTTTGAAGAGTAGGTGCAACAACTTTTTGCAAAGTCCATTTAAAAGGATTTGCACCCGTTTCCGCGTTTAATGATGCTTGACTTGCTCTGAGAGCCGTTTCGTTTGGACCTCCGCCCTGCAAATCTGAAATGTTTGGAAATGCTGCTGCCGGACCACTTAATAGTCCTCTATATCTTTCTCCTTGCTTTTGACGCGACAAATTTCTTTGTTCTGCTAAAACCGAGGGGTCCACTTGAACAGTTGTTGTAGTGGGTTCCATTGGAGAACGATACTCTGACATACGAGCTGAAGCCAATGCTCGGAAAGGAGTGTTTCTATTTTCTCTTTCCCAATTACTATTTGACCTAGCTTTATATTCTTCCCAAGGAGATGGCATTTTTACCTCACGCCACCATGGCTGTTATTTGACCAAACGGTCCTGCCGATTGAAATGCTTGAGGTGTTACATCCTGTGCCATCTGAATAAATGTTTGAGGGTCTATTCCTACCGCTGCTAACGCTCCTTGTAAATACGAAAGCCTACTTGGTGTCATTTCAACAAGTTGTGACATTGTAGGCACTACATCAAATGGAAGTTGCCCTGAAATTGCTGTGACAAAAGCACCTAAAGAAGTCGGATTTGAAAGAAGCTGAACTAAAGCGTTCATTTGGTCTGACCTAGTAGAAGCGTCTAATTCTGCCATTCTTTCTTCTGGAGTCAAACCTCCTCTTGCAACTAAAGCTGCTAGACCAGAACTTTGTTCTACAGTCATTCCTCCCCTTGCAATATCTCTTTGAAGATTTGCATATTCTGCTGGGGCTAAATCATTGAGGTACTGCATTTTTGCAATATCTGCCTGTTGCGTTCTTTCTAATCCTGCCTGTTGTGTTGCAAAATCTTCTTGCGCTTCTCTCTCTGAAGTAGCAAAGGCTTGTTGAGCTTCCCTTTCTGCAGCAGTGAACTGTTCCTGTCCTGCAACTTGTGCTTCAGTAAAAGCTTGCTGAGCTTGTCTCTCCTCAGTAATAAAAGCTTCTTGTCCTGTTACCTCTGCCCCTGCAAAAGCTTGCTGTGCTTGTCTCTCTGAAGTAGCAAAAGCTTGCTGACCTTCTATTTGTCTTTGTTCAAAGGCTTGTACGTCTTCTCTCATAGCATCTTGGAATGCTCGCTCAGCAGTAGTAAGACTTGACTGAAATTCTCGCTCAGTTTGATTTAAACTATCTTCTCTTTGTTGCTGAGCTATAAGTTGTTGGTCAGACCTTTCATATGCAGCTTCAATATCTGCAAGCTTTTGTTCCCTAAGAAGTTCTGCGTCTGCTACGGATTGAGTTCTGGCTGTTGTTGCAGCCGCAGTCTGTTGGTCCCTGATTTCTTGACGCTCTTGAGCAAGTAATGCCTCTGCTGCTTTAGCAGCATCTATTCTTGTCGTTTCCAAAGTTTGAATAGCCGTGTTGTTTAACCCTGCAATCTGTTCTTCAGTTGTACCTGTAAGCCTTGCCAACTCTGCCTGATATTCTTTTTGTATTTTTGCTATATCTTTTTCATTGGCAAACAGAGAGCTGATTTGTGCATTTTGAAGTGTTAAGGCAGACGCTGTTTGCAGATTCATTACTTCTTTTGCAGAAGTTCTATTTGTTTCAGCCACAGTTGTTGCTGCTAATCTTTGTTTTTCAGCAACTTCTACGGCAGATGTCCTAGATAGCTCCGCTAATGATATCGAATTAAGCCTGTTCAAGGATGCTTGAGTTGAATCAGAAGTCAATCTTTCTCTTTGTTCCTGAAGTCTAGCCGCATTGTTTGCTGCTGTTACTTGAGCAACAGAAATGTTAGCTTCTTCAGCTATTCTATGAGTCCAAGCCTGTTTTATTTCCTCAACTCTTACTCGACTTTCCCCTGTTATTGTAGCAGCATCTACCGTTGACTCAGCTGCTATTGTAGCCACATCTGTTTGAGTTATTCCATGTTGTTTAGCCAGCGCTATCTCAGCTTCTGATTTTGCAGATATTATAGTTTGTTCATCTGTAAGTGCTATTGTTGCCATTTCCTTTGCAAACTGTCGGTCAGCCTTTATTCGCTCAGCTTCATATTTCTTTTCATCTTCTATTCTTTTGTCAAATATCGTAGTTTCAAATTCTTTCTGCCAACTTAACGAAGCATCTACATCTCCCATTTCAGCCTGCAATCGTTCTCTTGCTAAATCAGTTTGCATTTTAGCTACTTCTCTTTGAGCTTCACTTTGAGCAAATTCAACTTCCCTTGCACTTCTTCTCTTCTCTTCTGCAACAAACCTTTGTGCTTCTGTTTGAAGTTCAACATCAGATTTGAATGGACCTTCTTGTTGCGCTGCTGTTCCTACTGCAGCAGTAAATGCCTTAATAAACTCTGCCGCTACAGGGTCAGGGTTCGTTGGGTTTGATGCTGCCTGATAAATACTGTCAGGAAGGGTTGCCGTTGCGTCTCCCCCTAAAGCACTTGTTAATGCAGCTTGTGCTGCTTGATAATCAGGTGCTCCAGCAAACGGAGTTACTCCGGGCGCTCCGGGTACTCCTCCAACTCCGGGCACTCCTCCAGCTCCGGGTACTCCTCCAGCTCCGGGAGTTAGCGCTTCATCTGGACCAAACATTTCAGAAGGTGTTACACCTTCTGTTACTCCGGGTGCTCCGGGTTGCCCCGCTGTACCTAAAAGACCTTGAAGCCTTTGATTTAAAGTTTGCGCTCGAAGCAATCTGCTTTCTTCAGGAGTTCGTCCAAAAGGCAAGTAACTAAGCCTAGTTCCCAAGGTATCAAAATCTGCTTTCGCCAACACATTGGAGTCTATAATTTTCTGTATAATCTCTCTTTGAACTAGCGGGTCCTCAGAAAATACATCTTTGACGTCTATCCCTATGCCCTGTAAAGCCGTAAGTTCCCAACCCTTTGAAAGTCCCGGGTCCCATCTTCCCACCTTGCCAAACAATATTTCCGTCAATGGGTCCTTTAATTTCCTTCCTTCTTGTAATTCTTCTAAACTTAATTCCGAATCTGGTCTTCCGCCGGGTCTTGGGTCTCTTGTAGGTACAGGTCCTATTTCTGCTTCTGCTTCAGGTGCTTGATACATTTTTTCTTGTGCACGAGTAGCTTCTACTCTTTGACCTATGTCCGCTGCTCCACGCGCTCCGCCAATATCTCCTGTAAATAGTTGTTCTGTTCCCGGGGCGGGAACATAGTCTTCCTCTCTTTGTTCGCCAGCAAAAGAACGTAATTCTCTTCTACCAAAATCTCTATTAGGGTCTACACCTGCTCTAGTTACATCACCTTGAAAATATTGCCCTGTTCCTGGTGCTTCAGGAAACCTTTCACCTGTTCTAGGGTCATAGTTGCTGGGCGTGACTAAGTTTCCTTTTATGACAGGAAGTTGATTGGCTTGAGTCCCATAGCCTCCCTGTCCCGGCTGTGGTCCTTGATAATAACCTCCACCTTCCATCCATGCCAATGGGTTTCCTGCTGTATAAGGACCCTCTAGCGTAGGTGTCGCTCCATATGGTCCATATTGAGTAGTATCCTCAAAACGCTCAAAACGTGTTTCTGGTTGACTTTTAGAAATTGAGAACCTCTGCATGTTTGCTGCCTCTTCTTCTCGCCGTCTTCGGTCCGCTTCTGCTTGACGGTCAGCTTGAAGGGCTTTGTTGAAAGCCTCCATTCTTTTTCTTTCAGCTTCAGCAGAGTCAAATTGGTTTAACCACGGGTCTTGTCCATAAGGTCCTGCCATTAGAAACCTCCTTCAAATGGATTGATAGGCTTCCTGTCAATAGTCCTTGGGTTTACCTGCGCTCCTTTTGGTTGCTGAATTTCCACGTCTTTGTATGTGGAGTTTACATCTTTCAATGCTTTTTCCGCCATTTCAAAAAACTTTACAAATCCTGCCTCTATAGGAGTTAATCCTTTTATTGCTTTTTTATCTTGATATGCCATTATGCCCCCAAGTTACCAAGTCCGGGTGGAACCGGTCCGCCTGTTGAAGGCTGCGGTCCTCTCCTCGGTCCTGCCATTTGTCTACCAATTTGATTTTGTTCTTCTACACTACCGGGTATTACAGGTCTAATAGGACCCTGTTGCGGTCCACCCGGTCCCGGTTGGTTGGTGGTAGTAAAATTACCTGCATTAGGTAACTGCATGCCACCCTGTGTATTCATTAGATTTTGCGCCATTTCCGCTGCGTCAATACCTCCAGCCCCTTGCTGAGCTGCCGTAATTGCCTGTTGAAGTATAGGTAAAGATTGCGCAGCCAAGGCACTAAATGCCTGTTGAATCTCAGGAAGATTAAAGAAGTCTTCCGCAATTCTGTTTCCAACAACCTCAAGTGGGTTGCTGACGCCAGCTTTTCTAAGTGCAGTCGTCCAGTCCACAAACCCTGCTCTCCAAGTGTCCCTCCATAAGCTAAGCTTACGTTCTTGTTCTTCAGGACTTGTAGATGTTAGACGAACTGCGCTTACATAATGTCCTTTAATATCGCTTGGTCTAATGCGAGCGTCCATGCTGCCTGCTTCGGTCATTCCAAATACAGTCACAGTGTCGCCCACTACGTTTTCTACAATTCTTAAAATAATTTCATTTGCTTCCTGAAATCCTCTTTCAGTTGCATCAACTACAGCGCCAAAGTTTAAACTTGCAATGCCTGCAAGAACTGCTGTGTGATAACCAGATGCTGCTCCTGCCGGTCTTTCTCCTCTTGCAACTGCTGGAACAGTATTAGCTTCGATAGCTTTTTCCAGTGTACTCATTGCCTGAAGTATGCTTTGAGGAGCTTCTGCCACAACTTGAGGTTCCACTTCAACGTTTGGTGGAACATAGTTTCTGGCTCCCGGCTCCTGTGAAAATTCCTGCATAACCTCTTCAGTCATACCTCTTGGTCCTTTGAAATTTAATGATGACCAAGCGTTTCTGGACACAATATCTAAATACTGAGAGGCTAGTCTTGATTCAGCCTTTATCATGCTGAAGTTACCCTGACCAATTCCTCTGTAAAGATGTTCAGGTTTGTGTCCTAAAGTCTTAATTCCTGTTTGTGGGTGATACATAATCCAAGGGATTCTTCCGTAACTATGCCTCCGAGGAGACATTGCCCAACTGTTATCTGCCATGTAAGCAACATGGGTTGATGTCCAGACTTCAGCAAAAGATACTTTGCCTGTAGATACTGGTCCGTCCCAATTGGGGAAGTGAGCCAAAATCCATTCTGTGTCAATCTCTGTATTTCGTATAAGCCACCTTGGCGTGGTACTAGCGGTGTCCCACACAAGCTCCTGTGGGTTAATTACCTCTGATACTATGGGAAATTCAAATTTCCTTTTCTCGCTTATTTCTCTTACTTTCTTTTCATATTCAGTAAAATTGCCTCCTTCTTCTGGAGGTTCTGGCATCTCGCCCCATTTGTGTCCAGCAAATTCAAACTTAACCCATGCCACCCCGTACAAACCTTGATGCTTAACTAGTTCTCTTTTAACAGGGGTACTTTGCTCGAGCATATGATGAGCTCCATTAAGAAACTTTTCAATAAGCTCCGCTCTAGCCTGAGCCCTTGGTCCGGGCGCTGGTACATCAATGTCCATAAATCTGGGAGAGGCATGGGCTACTAAGGTCTCTATTATAGAGTGGAATGTTCCTAGGTTGACTTTAGTTCCGCCCAAAGGGACGGAAAAGTCGAACTCTCCCAGATAAAATTCATCTGCTTCAGCACAATTATCATAAAATTTATCGAATGTTGCAGCCGCTCCACCTCGAGATAGCTGTGTACGCACCCACGCTTCACTAAGTTCGGGTTCTGACAATGGGGGTGCTGACAGAAGACCTATTGTTTCTTCTGCTGCGGATTCGGTTTCTCCTGAATTAGGCGAGCTGTATCTTTTAGTTACCATATTATTCCAATGCGTCCATTAAAATAGATTCCTGCGCAGTGCTTATGTCAGTCAGTTTTCGCATTTCTTGTACTTGTTTTGCCTTTCTTGCTCTTCTCCACCTCATCAAGCGTCCTTCTGTGTAAGATACACCATTATGCGTTAAAGGCGCAACTGTTTTTATTGACTGTACGGGAGTGTAGTCATCATCGTCAAACTCAGGTGGGTCGCAAGCCATAAGCGCAAGCACTTCCGCGTCCACCCAGTCATCGTGAGGAGAGTTGGGATGGTTAAATGAGTACCCCAGCCCTGATTGCTGAACCTCAATGGCATCAAGTTCCATTTGAAGTTTTTTCCATTCAGGAGGGAAGGTGACAGTTCCGTTCTGGAGAGCCACCGCATAATTTAAGAAAAGCTGGTACTTTGTCTGCGGAGTAAACTTTTTCCCTATCACGGGAACTCCTAAATTAAGAAGCTCGTCAAACAGCACGTCACCTCCCATTCCCGATGAGTCCATCATTACTGTTTCACAATTCCATAGCTTTGTTTCTGAAATAATAGTTTCTTTTTGCAACACCCAGTCTGTCTTAAGCATCTCCATTGAGAATACGGATTCTCTTGTGATTCTATTTTTTATGATGAGAACCGTAGGGTCTACCTGCTTTCCAAGGTCTAGCCCTGCAACATAATGGTGATTTTCTTTAGGTCTGGAAAGGGAACTGCCTATAGCAGCCTCATCAATTTTCCTGAAGAAACCACCTCCAACATCTGGTTGCTTAGCCATAACCATTCTTTCCCAAATCCATTCAGCAGTAGTATTTTTCTGGTCATGTATGTTTTGTTTCTGCTGGTCGGTAAGATACATATTGTCAAAGCTTGTGGCTCTTGCTGCTAAGTTTTGAGTAGAAGGATTGTTCTCTGCATACATGAACTGCCTTGAGAACCAATGAGACCGTGCTATTGGAGGTATGCCTTCTGCAAATACTCTTCCCATTCTGCCGGGAGACTCAGTTACCCACTCCACTTTGTCCCATGCAATCTTTTTGACGTCCTGTGCCTCTGCAATATGCAAAAAGTCAAGACCTACAGTCTGCAAGGTTTCCGGGTTATCAGCAGACCTTAGCTCCCACAGGACGTTTCTTCTTACGGTGTCTTTATGAAATAAACCGCTTGGTTCTCTTACCTCAAGCTCTACGTAAAATTCATCTTCGTGCCAGCAGGAACCTCTTCCTCCTGCGCGCTTATAATCTTTCCACATGTACCTTGGAATATAGGCTTTCATTTCGTTCCATACCTGCCTCATCTGGGCTTTGGTTGGAGCTACAGTCCATATGTGAATATCAGGGACAAGGGTATCAGTAACGTCTTTCCCGTCTACAATGAATTTGCTTCTCGATGCTTCGAGTATTGTGGATATAGCCTCTTGAATTGCGGCTCTTCCTTTACCTGCTCTACGTCCTGCCCATACCCATTTCCTCTTTGCGTTTGCCCTGTGTAAACTTTCCTGCCATGGAGACGGAGTATATTGAAGAATCTTACTCTTCTGAGTTTGTCTCCTTGGAAACTTCACTTGTTTCTTTCGTGCCATTTAAGCTCTCCGGATTAATGTCTCGGACAAAAGGTTTTAACCCTTCTTCCGGCTCTTGAACTTCCTCTTCTAAAGGTTCAGCTTCCAGTTTTTGAGCGTATTTGTCAATAGAACGCTGCTTATTAAGCCTATATCTTTGCGTATCATATTCAATATTTGCGAACCATCCCGCAGAATCGACTATCTTGTGGTTGATTGGTGATTGTCCAGCATTTGTTTCCAAGTTAATCACAGCAGATACGCTCATTTCATTGGCGTATTGCTCCACAAGGTTAGGGTGCTTTAAGTATTCTCCTGAAGTAACACACATTGGGTAGTGACCTTTTTCCTGAACATACTTCACGAGGTTTGCATATGTGTGCCTCTTGTCTATTTTCTCCTGAAGCTTTACAGGGTCTACCTTCAATTCCTCTGCGATACTCTCAATGTCTCCATGAGTCGGAAGCAAAATAAGGACTCTCCTAAATAACCTTGGGTAAGATTCCCAAAGGGGTAGGGCGTCAAGCACTCTTTTCCTCAATCCATCAGGAGTGAGTCCTGAAAGCCTTTTACTTGGCTTCATCTTTGAAGGGACTAACCTCTTAGAAGCTTTGCCATATGGGTTATTCTTATCTTCTTTCATCTGTTATATGTACAACTTTTTGAATACAAGTTTCAGGGACATGTGAGATTGGTATTGCGTAACCTTTTGAAGAGTATAATTCATCTGTCGAGGTACTATGCTTCTCCTCATAGCTCGATTTGTTTGCTGAAAACCATTCCTGTACTGCAGCTGTTCTTAGTATATACAATTTATCAAGTTTAATAAAATAGTAAAAGATAAACTCCGAATCGGTTTTTAAAAAACACCCTAATGTGTCTCTTTCCACATTGCTTACAGTTTCAAAATAGAAATTACCTGAAGTGTAAAAGTCAGTTTTAACTTCAACTGCAATCGCATCGTTAAGGTTATCCCTGCTTCCTTCAGCAGTTACAAGGAGGTCGATATCTTTAACTTGGTATCTTTTTTCATTCTGTACATCCCACACCCCTGTTGTACGACTTAAAGAATGTAACCAATCAATAATACGCAATACACCCTGTTCCCCAAGACCTTTTTGCACTTCCCAGCTATAGTCATTTCTGGTTATCAATTAGAGTTCCTTTTGCTTTTGGTTTAGAAGAAGTATACTACAAAAGTATCCTATTATGTAATTCCATTCATAATACATACAACTCCTAGAGCCCGTTTTAATGGTTTTTAACGGGCTCTCTTTTATTCACTTCAGTTTAAGAGTCTCAATGAAAGGGCGTAATAAGAAGATAGGGGGGCTGTGTATTTTTATGAGAGAGAACCCTTTCTTTTGGATATACGTAGTATATCTTTTCTTTAGGAGAGAGAGCTTAGAGAACATAAGAACGTAGAACTAGAACGTTCCTTGTTACACATTACGCAGCACACACTCTCACCTATGGTTCCTAGACGTTGTACTCAGCGCTCTCAGACCCACACTTACATTCACTAAGCCGCCGCAACGTGCTTCGGCGGGTAGTTCTACCCGTAGTTCTAGTAGAGAGAGCGTGTGGTGCCAAGTGGCACCCCACCTTTAGTGTTCGGTGTGCTTTCTGAGTGTCACCCTCAAACGTAGAACGATTCCTTTGAACTTTAGGATTCTTCAATTCTAGCGGTGAACCCGTACCACTTTTACCATTTTAATTTTTTTGGCGGACACTATTTTGACTTCAGCCTGCAACAATTTTCTCATTTGCTTTAAGTATCTATGACTCTACAAGTACTATCTCATTTTTTACGGAGATTCTTTATTATAATCTAAGAAGACAAATAACCTTTCCCTCACATCTGAAGCTAAGGTAAATCTCCTCGTCTGAGTAGTCACCCTGTGTTTATTCTTTTCTTTGGACAAGTTATAAGATGTCCTCCAAGTATTGATGCACTAATTTATGTGTAGAGCCTCGACGATAAATTAAACCACTATAGAGCGTTATTTCGAAAAGAACAACACAGGCTAAAGAGTTCTGTGGAGAACAGAACTGAATTGTTCTTTTCAAAATTTCAATTTCTGGTAGTCATTCTAAACAAAATTAGTGCATCAGGAGGAATCTTATGCCAAAGAAAAGAATAAACCCAGCGCTCGACGCAGAAGTCAGAGCCTTAGTTTCAGAAGTGTTCCAAGAACATTTATCTGATTATAATAAAGCCGTAAAAAATGAGATAGTGAGAGTCATAGCTGAGCAAATGGCTCACCATTTGGAAGTGTCAAATGGTAACCGCGAAAATCAGCAGGCTGAAGTAAAAATAGTTAAGAGTCCTAAGTTGCCAAAAAAGATTAAAATGGTAAAAGATGGTCCTTACAATTACCTCTGTACAATAAAACATGTCTCTCATGATGGAAGAATCCGAAAGTTCAAAGGAATCTCTGCTCATAGAAAATGGTGTCCTAAGAAGAAATAGAACACTAAAGTTCCCCCACTCCATTCGGAGTGGGGGATTTTTTTATGAAATATAAAAAAATTTGCTCTCTCTACTAGAACTATATTAAACCTAAGTAGGTTTAATATTTCCGAAGCACGTTGCGACTATTTTTCTCGCGTAGAGCGCGTGAAAAACTTCGAGATTCGAGCCGAAAGGCGCCGGCTCGAATCTCGAAGGCTTAGTGAATGACACGCGACCCCAAACAAATAAGGAAATACCACGACGCGAATACATGCGTAACGCAAACATAACGCGATGATGTTATTCACTATGCGATAAAAACACTACGGGACGCCATGCAAAAAATGGAAATGATTCGCGTATATGACACATCATACATATGATGTATGTGCTGTAGAGAAAGTGGGAAACCCCTTTATTCTCCCCCCCCTCCCTCTCTTTTGAGAGGGGGGGGAGAAGAAAGGGAGGAGAAAACCAAAACATCAGCAAGGAGTTTTTATGAAAGCCTTACTCAC